TTCTTGCTTCACAGGGAAACCTCATGACACAGTATCTACAACATATCATTTTCAGATAGCTCATAATACTTGTGATAATTTTTTCTTGAACATAAATTCGTATTTAAAAATTAAAGTTATAATAAGAAAGGAGGAGTTGAATCCTCCTTAGTATTATTTAACTCTTACATTTTGGATTTGGATTTGAAATTCTTCAGCTCTATTTACTAATACAGTACATTCAGTAACCATAAATTTAATAGAAGCACCAGTTTTAGCTAAATCCGCTTTACCTAGACCATATAAGTCTTCCATATAGATAACTGATTGTCCTTGCGCAGTTTCACAAGCTATAATTATATCTTCAACAGTATTTCCACCATAAGTAACAGAATCACCTTGTATAGCGAATGTATTTATAAATGGTAAGTCACCTGCCATAGATGCAAAGCTTTTAATTCTTAACCCAGTAGAAACTTCGTTTCCAGAATTAAGATTAACTCTTACATCCCCAGATAATGAATCATCAATTGCTCTTTGCGCACCGTAACCAGTATATATCGCAGTTGGTCTTACTCAATAAGTAGTCATTAATAATTCTATACCTTGATTTAATAGATCTGGTCTAAAACCTAAAGCGTTATTATTATCATCAACTACATTAGTAGTAATACCTACTTTTAATCAATCAAATTGTAATGCAGAAACTCATTCATCACCAGTGATAATAAATTGTTCTTCATCTTGGATTATTTCTCTAATAGCAACTTCTAATTGTTCAGATTCTTGTTCTAAGAAAGTTTTACCAGCAGATAACATTTTATCTGTAATAGATTTAGTTTTACCAAATTCTTTATAGATTGCACTTCTTCTTACATACCCAGTAGCATCTTCTGTTGGAGTTCAACCTTCAGTAAATGGAGAGTTACCCACACCAAGTGTAGTCATAACATTCCAAGAAGCAGCTAAACCAGAACCAGTTTTTCTAGGTAGTCTATCTCTAATTGGAGTTTCTTTTAATGGAAGTCTATTAATGAACCCATCTAAATTTTCTCTAGTTAATATTGCACCTTCAACATAAGTAGGTGATGATAATGTTTTTTCAACATTATTTAATGTGTCTAATATACTCATTTTTGTGTATAATTAATTATAAATTATTCTGCACCAAGTACAGTTGTTCTAGCTGTAGCATAATCTCAACCATTTGTATCCATCTCAGCATTAATTAAATCTTCAGTAGATTTGTCAGCACTTTTATCTGTGTAACCTTTAGCTATACTTGTAGCATAACTTTTTCTATCTCCTTTAGATTTACCGATAATTTCAACTTTTTCTGTTAAGCCTGCTAATACAGTAGCCATTTTAGTCATTGCTTCATTACTTTGTTCTTTAGAGTTATTAACTGATTTAGTCATAGCTTCTGTATTAGAAGTTTTAACCGCTTCAATTTTTTGATCTATAGATTTTTCTAAAGCTATAATTGAATCAGCAGTACTTTTATTAGCAACTTCTACCGCAGAAGTAATTGCTTCTAGTAAAGCTTTATCTATACTTGTATTTTTTTCTGTTGTATCAGTATTAGTATCTTCTACTACAGGAGTATCTTCAACCACAACATCTTCTTCAACTGGAGCTTCTTCAACTGGAGCTTCTTCAGTTTTAACAACTGGAACTTCTTCAACTGGAGTTTCTTCAGTTTCAACAACTGGAACTTCTTCAACTGGAGTTTCTTCAACTGGAGCTTCTTCAGTTTTAACAACTGGAGCTTCTTCAACTGGAGCTTCTTCAACTGGAGTTTCTTCACTTTTGCTTACTTCTAATTTTTCTAAATCAGCAGTATATTTAGCAATTAAGATTTTTAATTCAGCTTCATTCATAGTTTTATTACTATTAGTTTTTAAAATATTTCTATCTATTAAGACAGAATAAGCTTTCGCTAATTTATTAATCTCCGCATCTGACAAGTCATCACCTTCATATTGCGGTCTAACACCTTTATCTACTTTATACTTGATGCAGTTTTTCATAAGATTAACTTCATCATTCGTTATAGCTCTTACAGAATCATCTTCTACAGAAACACTTTTTTCTGTAGAAAGAAGTTGTTTATATGCTGAATATAGAAATTCCATAGCATAATGTCTATCTTCCGCGCTAATCCGAGAATATTCTCCTTTAGCTAATCTATACATAGAATATATAATCCAATCTTTTCTAAGTTTTAGATTTTTATCCATATATGGGACTAATCTACCATCAGAGTTTAAAGGTAAGAAGCTATAATCTGGTAAATCCATAGTAGATTCCCAATCTAAACCTTCTGGTTCTTTAATTTCATCAGCACCAATTACAGAGTAGATTCTGTAAATATTACCTATAATCTTATAATCTAAGTATTTCAACTCAGACATAGAGTATGATTCATAATAAGAGTCTTCAGCGTAATCACTTTTCTTTGCTTCACCTACTCATTTTATGAAAATACTATCCTTAGCAGTTATGGTAGATTGGATTAATTCTTCAACTTCTCCAACAGCTTTAGCATAATTACTATTAGCTTTTACCATGGTTTCATTCAAACTTTGACCTGCTAAAGTTTCTTTTTTCTCTTTTATATCAAAAGATTTAGCTAAACTCAGAGTTGCGTTGAAATTTGCTGGATTTTTAACTATAGATATTTCTTTTAATAAAATATCCGTATAAACCTTTATGGATTTTCATAAATCAGCATTAAACTCACTAATAGCATCTTTAACCATTCATCATACAGATAAGGCTATTTCGAATCATTTATTGAGTAATACTTGAATATCTTTACCCATAGATAGATCTAAATCTATTTCTCATTTTACAAAAACTTTTCAATCCTCAGTAAAATCAGCCTCTTTCCATACTCAAATTTCTGAAAAGATATTATCTCAATGCTCTACCTTAATTGGAATACCTCAAGAATTAACCGAGTCGTGCATACCTTTCACTGCGGTTTCTGAGAATCTTTCTGAATCTCTATCAATTGTTGTATCTGTGGCTATCCCTTCTATCTTTAATACATTAGTATTTTTGTCGACATAAGACTTAGTAACAGGTATATTTAATTTAAACATAAAACATTTTATTAAAAAATAAAACCAACCTTAAAAGATTGGTTCTCTTGGAACTCTAATATGTATGCCTGAAAATAGGTTAGCATAGGTAATTTAAAAAGTCAAACTTTTTATTGTATTTAATAAATTCTCCTGTGCTTTTTTAGGTAATGACTTAAAAGATATATCATATAAGTTTTTCATTCTAAAGGCATGAACTTCTTTACAATGTGTACATTTTATTTCAACTACCATTCAGTATCCTAATCATCTACATAATAATCTAGAACAACTTGGACATCTTAAATCTCTAGCAAAATTTTGAAATTCTGAGCCTTTTAATCCAACATCGTTATTTTTTCTAGAAGGTCATGTATAAATTGTTTGTCTAGATTTTTTATCATATATTTCTATCTGTCATTTTCAAGTAGCTCTGCATAACAAATTTTTATTTGTTGGATGTCTATATTCTCTTAAAGGAATTTTTGGACTTAATTCTATAGTGTGTATATTCATATTTTATTAATCATCATCTAAAGGTGTAGTTTTCTTTTTATTATTATCTACTTTTGGTTTTTTATCTTTTTTTGACTTAAGATCTGCTTTATTATTTTGAGTTATAACTTGAGCTGGAGGTGTTATCTTTTCTATTGGATATCAATCTCTTTCTTGTACAAATTGTGGAGCATATACTCAGTTAGCAATATTTATTTCATCAGTCTCAGCTCTTACTAATGAATCTGCAAGTGTATCAATGTCAACAAAAGCAAATTCTATCTTCTTAAAACCTTCGCTTTCTCACATTTTTCTAATAATACCTCTTGTGAAGTATTCTTCAATAAGCCTTTTCATTGATTTAACTCATCTTGCATTTGACATAGAAGCATGAACCTCAGCTGTACTTCTATTTAAATCAACATCTATATTCGCATCTTGTGCAGTTAATCAATATGTAGCCAGTTTCAATCTAGATAACCATTCAATATATTGACTGAATTGCATATCTTTATTAGATTTCTGAAAAGGCGTATATTTCCTATCTGCTCAACTACCCCACATAAACTTCATAGCTTCTGTATTTCAGATAACTGTAGCATTCCAAGTAGCCATAACTCATTCAGCTTCTTCCTCAGTTACATCTCATAGATCAAGTAATCATGCTGGAACATTATTGGAAGAAAAAGTCTTCATATTATACATCTCAGCTTCCATACTTGCTTGAACTTGCATCATTATACTTTCTATTGGTGATAATCAGTATCAGTATCATGCTAAACTATTTTGAGGGTTAGCCATTAAGTAAATTAATTCATCTCTATCAAATGCAGCGGCTTCTTTATCTCCTATAAATTGTTTATAAGCAACTTTTCATGGGGCATTTCAATAATCGTTAACAACAGGTCTAATAGTTTCAGCATCAACACTATTTAATCAAACTATTTTTGTTCAATCTCTACTCCTTATTACTTCAATAGCTCATGCGTCTAATGTTAATATATCATCTATTACTCTATCAAGCAACATCCTCATATTTTCATCATTTTCGTTCATTTCTTCAAACAGCAAGTATGCTTCTTCTATTTCCGCAGCATATGTTTTTTCTGCTTTTTTATCTTTCTTATATCTGTCTTTTACTTTGATTTGCCATTTACTTTGAGATACCGTTTTTTTAATAACATTAATACATATTCTTATAATAGCATCAGTTAATGCTACTTTTCTTAATACTCAAAAAGAGATCGAAGAAGGTTTTCTTAATCAATCTTTTTTCTTACTAATTTGTTTTTGTTTCATATCATCTAGCGCAAATGCTTTCATTCTCCCCTCTTTTTCTTTTTTCGCCACAGCAATAAGTTTATTAACACTAGTTTTTGCTATTTTTTTGTTCTTAGATTTTTTACTCATTCAAAAATTGTAAAATACTATTATAATAATCTTACTTATTAGAAAATGAAATGCAAATAAAAAACCTTATAAAAATGAATAAAGGTTTTTTTATATACGGTTTATATACGGAATTAAGGTAAATTAACAGTAATTACAAGAACAGCAAACCATAATAATATACCTTTTGACGTAAATGCCTCTGGATCTGTGAAAAAAAATGAAAAAAATAATCAAAGCGTTAATATAGTTTTTAATGTTTCCATGTTATCATATTAATTAAATAAACTTCTAATTAATCAAGATACACTAAATGTAGTACCATGATATATCTTATTATAATTATACTTACGTACACTAGTTACAGCTCAATATGGATTTTTCACCCTTAAATCATGTGCTATAAATCTTCTTGGTGAAACTCTGGATTTCATCATTCATCTTATTGATGGTTTTCTAAGTCAAAATCTCATATATGTATAGTTAAGTAATATATAAACATTATATTCTTTTTACTTTGAAAGTCAAATCTTTTTTTAAAATAATGTATTTCTATTTCTTTCTTCTATATTTCTTTGAATTACCTCCATTCTTTGCTCTGCTTCCATTTGTTTTTCTACTTGCTTTTTAAGTTTTTCATAATATTTCTCTTTCTCCCTTAAAGCTCTATAATGCGATAATGCTTTGTTTTCTTCATTTTTTGCAGGAGTTACATTTTGCATTGATATTGAACTTTTTGGTGTATATTCTACAATATTAGCACAAACTCATGCAACAGCATCTGCAACATCTTTACTTCAAGAAGGTGGATGATCTACTTTTGTTCATTTAATTAATTCTAATTGTTTTAGCTCTCTTTCTAGAACTTCATCATATGGGATATCTATTCTTTCTTCATATATTGCAGCTTTTACTATATCATAAGGTCAAGTATCTCTATCTACTGAAACATAATCAGTCCTAAATCATTTTTTTTCTATAATCTGTCTAAAATCCTTACTAGCAAACTGATCAAAAGTAACTAACTTAATTGCAAATCACATATCTTTCAAATCATATATTCTTTGTCTTATCTCTGAAAGGTCTACTTCTCATGTATCTTCCACTATTCAAATTCTCTCTGTTAAATCCATAACAAACTTCATCCTATACTCATTCGACGCATCATCTTTAATCCATCCTCAGAAATGCCCCATTGCAAACCCAGCATGATCTCATTTTCAATCTCTATTAAATCATATATCTATAT